CAAGTTACCATAATGTTCTTCTAGTATGTTTTCACGACCATGTCTAGTTAAAAAGTTGTACTGTGCTTGTGCTATACCATTTGCAACAAAAGAAACAGTATTAAGTTTAACATCAAAGTCTATGCCCGATGGGTCTGCATCGTTGCCAGCATATGAAATAATATATTGTCCTACTATGTCTAGTGGACGTTCAATCATACTTATTGCAGTAATAGTGCCAGGCCCAGATGATTCTGTAATTTCAAAATTAGCTCTGCCTAGTGTACTATCAAAGTCGTCAAGTAGTTGGAAGAATCCGTTATTTTCAAATGTGCTAGGTGACGAGCCAGGTTTAATTTTTATAGATGTGATAGTTTTTCCATAAACTTTATTAGGTGTTTTAAATGAATGACTTGATGGTAATAATCTATCATAATGAGTTATGCTTCTTATTAGTGAATTATGTTTACTAATACTTCCTGGTTGAAAAAAGTCTGACCATGCTTTTGTTGGGTTTAACTTTAACACACCGTCTAGTAATAATGATCTGCCTATATCACTTGATCTCCATTTAAATTCAACTGGTCCCCAATCTCCAAATACAAATTCTTTTTCTTTATCTACATTTGAAAGAGATGATGTAGGATCTAATACTGTGCTAGGATCTTGTAATGTGCCTGTTGTAGTAACTGGGCATTGTGTTGACCAATTCCATGTGTGTCTTGCAAACAACGGTACATGTGTTTTTGGTAATCCTGGTTCCGATGTTAATCCAGTTTTTAATGCAACTATTAGTTTATCACGTTTTGTTGGATCTGTCCAACTGTAGTGCTTATCCCACCAAGTTGGTTTAAATGCGTAGCCTAGCATGTGCCACGGAGTAATATGTGGTGTACACGTTCCAAATATATGTGTGTATGCACCTTTCCAATGTCCTGGCAACTTGTCTGTAAAATCGCCTCCTGCTGATAGAGTACTATAGTTCCATGTACTGCTATCATTAGCATCATAGTAGTTACTAGAATTTAATGTTTTAATATTATTGTTAGTTGTCCATTGGTAATAATGTTTTTCTAAATAGTTATTTAAATCGGCTAATTCATACCATGTGTTGTGATGAGGTGCTGGCAAATATTTAATCGGGCTATGGTACTTTTCTAAGCCTACGTTAATTACAGAAGAACTCTTATACATATTATCTTCTTTAACAAGACCATTATATATACGTTTTTCCATCTCAAATATTACTGCATTAGCAGGATCAAAACTTGCACCTGCATTAACATTTTCTAAATCTTTTCCAGTTACATCTATTTCAGTACCATCATGTGTATACAATATATTGTTATTAACTTGTGGCTCTGTAGCAAATCCTAGTCCTAGCTTTACTAAACTAGCAGGAACAAAACACCAGTCGTCCATGCCTGTCCAGTACACTTCTAACATTGGGTTAGTAAGTTTACTATCCAATGGCTCATATGATAGTATTAATTTAATAGTGTTTCCTATCATTGTATAGTCTTTGTCTTTTATAAGAAGCTTTCGTACTTGTGTTTCATTTCCATTATCTTGTGTTAAGTAAACATACACATGGTCACGTATATTAACGTCTCCGTTAAATTCAAACCTTGTATTAAATGTTTTGTTTTGTGTAGTATCTATGTCTCTTAATATAAATTCTTGTCTATCAGCTGATTGAAGTACAAGCATGTTTGAGTTGGTATAAATTGGTTTTACTTTTGTTACTGAACCAATAGCATTATCAGTTAATTGTTGTATTGTCATAGCGCCGGTTTTGGTCCAAATTTTCCTTGCCGCATCTGATACTCGTTGTCTAAATGCAACAAACTCTGTACCCTGTTCGAGTAACGAACCAGTAATAGATAGCTTAGTATCAGCATAGTTGATATCGTGCATTATACTTAGATCTTCGTGTAAAAAGATTGTACCGCCATAATATGGAGTATGTGGAACGCTGGCATAATTATTTTCGCCAAATGTGTTATTATCAAATCCTGGCATAACATTTAGTTTGTCTTTCCAATGATTTAAAGTTTGACTAATTGTAAATGTTTCCAATATATCATTGTTTGCATTATGTTTGTGTACATCTGGCATGCTTACATTAAGTGTACTATTATTTAGATCATTGTTAGTCCATTCAAAATCAATTAAGTCATTTTCTACAAGAATACTTTGATCTAATGTAATCGAAGAATTTGTAACTGTAATATTACTAGGAGATATTGGATTCCCATTTTGTGTTATTTTGTAAAATGGTTGGTCATATTGTTTTGACACAATAAAACATTGTACCAATTCGTTGTCTAGATATATATCAAAATATGTGTCGTTACTTGATGCACTAGTTGTTAATGTTGTTATGCTTCCAGAAGATGTATAAGTGTCTACCCACGAAGCTGAGTTATCTGAAATAACAGATCCATGTGATTTTATGTATAAAGTGTCTCCAGTCAGGTTAGTAAATTTAATTTCTTGACTTTCGCCTACTGTATATACTTGGTGTGTTTGATCTATTAAGTTATTATTTCCACTGATATTTTTTCTTGTAAGTACAAATGTCTCAAGTTCTTGATGAACAACAAATTCATCATCCTGTCTCCAGTTATCCCATCCATACGGTATTACAAAAGAATCGTCAGCAGCATTAATTTTATATTGTTTGTGTTCGTGTGCGCCAGCAGGATCACCAGATGGTGCATATATTGATTTTAATACACCATGTTGTTTAAACAAATTAAAACCAATTTGATCTTTTGAATATGTTCCTCTTGAATACTCAGAATTTGCATAATTACTATAATATTTTTGTGTTATAATAAAGTTTTCAAATTCATACTCAGCTCCCTTTGGAGTGTCTTTATAACTTAATGGAAATCCTAGTTCAGTGTCGTTTGCGCCTGTTCCAATTTTGTAGCCAAATATTTTTTCTCCATCAAACTTTTTACCATTTATTGATCCTAGGTAGTTTCCGTAGTGATTGTAAAAGCTATAAAGTGGATTTTGATTGACTGTGTGCTTTTGTTGAGCAAATTTAATTTTATCTGTGAAATACATGTCTGCATTTTTATATGTAGTGTCGACGGCATTATTAATAGTAAATGTGTCATTTTCTTCTAGTACTATGTCTGTGCCACCAACTACATAAATTTTATGATCAGTTCCTGACGGAATATGATTATCAACATATACATATGTTTCACCTGCTCCGGTTGGTACACTATCATTTTGTTTAATACCGTGTGTAACTGCACCAACATACTGATCTTGCTTATATCCAGCATGGGTATAAAATTCAATTGATGCATTAAATTCAATAATTGGTCTAAGTGCTATTCTTTGTTTATTTCTTATTTCAGTAAAATCATATCCAGTGATTAATTCTTGTAGTTTATTAATTGTGCTTATGTTTACCCAATGATTATTTCTACTCCATGCAGATTGATATGAGTCATTTTTGTTAACAACAATGTAATCTTTGTCTGGTGAGATTACTATACCATCGTTATACATTAAATTATTATCCGGTGATAGTGTTGTTTCTGCTAAAGTAATTTGTTGAGTAGTTGCTGGTAATATAGATACGTTGCCAGTAGTAGCATTAATTGTTAATGAAAATATATCATTATTGTTTGTTCCACTGCCATGTGTCCAGGTGCCTGTAAATTTTACAAGTATATCTTTATCAAGAACAGTAGTGTTAGATTCTAACTGTGGGAAATCAAACCCATCAAAGAATGGTAATCTACTGTTAACAGGTGTATTATTATAATCATCTACTAATTGTTCTGGAGTACTACTTGCTCCATATGCCGAGTTTAATTCTGCATTGTATAATATTTTATTAAACCATACACCGTTTGCAGAAACACTGTGCTTAACATTATTTTCATATACTCGACTTATACCGTCATTGCTGATATATTCACGTAATGTATATTTTGATACACTACCTGTAACAATATATGTTTTGTTTAAAACGTCAGTATGCCAACCACTGCCAGTGAACTTAATAAGCATTTGATTTTCAAGTACAAAAGAATTATTATCATCTGTTATAGTTGACATGTTATTAGTATTAATTTCTGTTAATGGATTTACTGTACTTCCTGTATATATACTTTCGTATATAGGCAACTCTTCTACCCAACGATAGTTTACATAGTTAACAAATTTATCAATATCAATTGGTGGGTTAAATCCATACTTATGTGAGGCGTATGCAGAATTATAATTATATGTACTAAAGTTTTGATTGATTGAATGAGCTACGTCATCAAATGTAATAGTGTTTGTTGTTTTTCCTGAGTTGTTATATGCAACAATTCCAGGAGAAAGTTGTGTAGTTCGTTGCAGGTCTTTATAAACTTTTGGTTCTAAGTATACATCACCACTTTCAGCTACATCACCTTTTCTACTACCAACAAATACATCTATATCATCTAATGGTCCCTTTGACACCATTTGATCTAGTGTACTGTCTAACCAATTTTTATTTAAGTCTGTTTGAAAAACATTTGGTAAAAAATTACTAGTTTTTATATTATTGACTTGTTGTTTGCCTGCTTTTTTCTTAGCCATTATTATGTTCCTGCTTTAATATTTGCATCTGTAATATTTGTAATAATATCAACGTCATTGACATTTACATCTGCAATAATAAGTTCGTCTGCGTTTGGCGTAAATTCAAACATATCGCCAAATACACTTCCTGCACCTTGTGGTACAATAACAAAACTACTCAATAGTCCTGCTAGTTCTTTATGTACATATGCAGCTAATTCAGTGAAGTAAAAAGTTTCACCAAAGTCCCAATTACTCGAATTAAAAAATGAATCAATTGCATCTACTGTTTTTGTTTTTAAATCAGTATCTGTAACATTTGAGCCGTATAGTTTAATAATTCTAAATCTAGCTTTAAGCTGTGGATCAGCATGTGTACCAAACAACGGTCGGTACTTAACTGGTTTATATACAACGGTGTCACTTACTGCTTTTTTGTCCACTACGCCTGTGAATTGTGTTCCTAGTTCATAACTAGTTGGCGGAGTAGGTACTGTAGTTGTTGCGCCTTTTAGATAATTCTTGTATTCAGTATCATATGATTTTGATAATGCAAACACATCAATAACATTAGTGAAACTAGGATCAACAACTTGATTATCAGCAGCAATATGCTCCCATTCGAATTGGTTGTTTATTTTACCATTCTCACTGTTTCCACTTGATGTTTCGGACGTGTTACTTAATCCAACAATATCATAAAATACATTTGGATTATCTGGTCTTGAATCAGCATTACTATCAATTAGAGATAGTCTGTATTCATTTGAACTTGCAGAATCATATCCATATACATAAAATGATCCAGCACTAATAAACTGTGGGTTACTAAAGTCTGTGTTTACTTGCTTAAGAGTAATAGTATCTCTTTTTGCTTTTTTAGTAAACGAGCCTATTTCTACTTCGTTTTGGATATTTCCCAATTTAGTAGATGCACTATTAAAAATAAATCTTCTTGTTCTAATATAGATATCATAAGACACACCTGTGTAGTTAAAATAGACTACCCAGTTGTTGTCAATATCAGCTACGTTAAAGTTAGCTGGGTATGTATCATTTTGAGAAAATGGAGGAGGTGTAGTATCAATTTCCCATGTTGTTTTTTGTTGGTTATATTTTATGCTAAATGGCTTTTTCTTTTCAAAATAAGAAATAAATAAATCTTTTTCTCTGTTAGAAAATTTTCTCGATAGTGCAGGATAGATAACATCAACTGTACTGTTAGTAGGTATTTTTCTATCTAACACTATAGCGCCAGTTCCATTTGATTGTAGCCCTGTAGGCTTACCTGCGTTAACACCGGTTCCTTCTACACCAAGTCCATTATTGTTTACGTCAACAACCTTTGCCCAAATATTTTTAGTAGGCTTAACTTTTCCTGTTCCTATTCCGACACCTGCGGCAGTGAATACTGTACCTGCATAACTGTTTGGTGATCCGATTAATGTAAAGTCTGTGTCGCCTGGTACTGTAATTTCATATTCTGTTCCCACAACAAAACTACCAGCCGTTACACTGCCTCCGGCAAATTTAACTAATGCGCCTGGCTTAAGATGTTTCATATATGTAGTAGCAGTTGTACCTACTCTAGTTGTGTTAGATGTTACTGGGTCTGTTAAATATCCACTTAGTACACCACTTGCAGAATTACTTTCGTTGTTCCATGTAAATACTGCAACGTTACCATTTGAATCAAGTGTTTGATCAGTAGTCTTAAGAGTTTCTGTTGCTGACCTAAATCCATCATAATATAAGTTTATGAATTCGTCATTGTCTAATATATCTTTAACATATTTTTGATATATCCAATTTGCCGTATCTGAAATTGAAGCCGATACTGCTACTAATTTATTTTCAGAATATAACGTTGCGTCATTTCCTTGCAAGTATAAATTACTGTATGTTCCAGTTGGATCTGTAAATTTAGAATATCTACTATGTCCACTAAATGTTCTGTTTACACTTTTAATTTTTAAGATGCCGCCGTTACTATTACCAAGCATTGTATTATAATCTTGTGCGGTAATCATTCTATCTTGACTAGCATAGTTTCTTGGAGCATTTTCTCTAATTTGATCTAATGTTTCATTTGAACTTGCAGTTGATATTGATTGCTTTAATTGTAAAGTGAATACTGCATTGTAGTTGTTGCCATCACTTCCTGTATAATTTATTTGTACTTTTTGTGTTGCAATGTCATCTGGTCTTAAAATGTATGTACTGTTAACACTTGTTCTATACCAAACTCTTAATGTGTCTGTTGGAACGTTACCAAATGTACGATCAGGAAACACAACAGATATTGCATTGTCTTTTCTAGTTTTTACACTGAAAACATCTCTTTCGCCTTGTGCTAGATTATTATAAATTACATTACTGTTAACGTCAACAACCTTTGTCCAGTTCTTTAAAACGTTTCCTGTGCTATTAATATTTTGTACCCATACATCTGAATTATTTACGTTTGTTGCATTAATATCAAAAGAAGCATTGTCAATAGGCTCACTAATCACAATATCCTCATACTGCAACGAGCCTTGCTTTAATCCAAAAAAGAATCCAGTATTGACACTGCTTATTCCCTTGCCATCATTTTTATAATATAATCCAAATGAATTAACTGGGTCAGGGTATTTCTCTGTAAATGATCTTGTATAATTATCATAGTCACTGCTTATGATATTAAATGTAACACTTGCACCAGATACTGATCCTTGTGCATCAAATTTAACCTGATTGGGTGTATTATTAAAATCGTAGAATTCTGTTTTTATATTATTAATTACTACTGATTTTTTTGGACTACCAAATTGGTTACTGTTTTGTAGTACTGCATTTACTACAGTAACAAAGTCATCTAAATTATTTACATTGTTAGATACTTCGTACTTTAAATCTGTTCCACCTAAACTAATACCCGCACTACCAATAACTGGCTCGTTTGTTTTTACGCTAACTATTTTCATTTCACCATACGCTGGCACATTGCGTCTTGGTTGATATCCTAAAAATTCTGCTAATTTGTAAACACTCTCTTGTTTTTCTGCGGTACTTAAAAAATTGTTCCTCGCATTCACATCTACTCGATATGCTAAGTTGTGTCCAAACTGTGCAACTACATCTAGTAGTGATACAAATTCAGCTGATTCTACCCAGTCGTTGTAGTTCTCTGGATAATTATTGCGTACATAGTCAACCATTGCAGTTCTAATAGTATCATAATCAAATGCTTGAAAGTTTGCATTGATATATGATTCGTAGATTACTGTAAAGTCCTCTGCCGCAAATAGTCTATTTTGTCTTGATTTTTGTGCCATAATTAAAACTCTGCGTTTTCTGTAAATTCTTTATCGAATTTAATCTGCAACTCTGTTGCAGTTGTTGTTGGTAGGTAAGTCAGTTTCACATTAACTGTTACTGAATGTGTGTCGTGGTTTACACTTATATCTGAATTGTTTACTTCAAATCTAGGGTCATAGCTCACAACATTATATACTTCTTCTTCGATAGCATCTTGTGTTGCTTGGTCTAGTGGTTCAAACACATATAATTCTAAGTCGCAACCAAAGTCAGGATTTGACCATTTTTCTCCTTTACGGATTTTAAAATGATTCAATAAGTCCTGCTTCGCTAGATCTAAGCCGCTAAGGCTTTTACTAGTATAAGGTTGATTAATTGTTGTATATCCAAATATATTATTACTCATACAACTATTTATGCAAAAGATTAACTAGGTAGATAACGGCTCTATAATTAGCTTATCTTCTTGCCAATGTATGTACTTTTGCCAGGCTGCGTCTGGTATTGTGAGTGTATGATGCTGGTAAGCATAGTTTATTTGGTACCACGAAGGGTGTGTTGGTCGTTGCATAGGTAAAGGATATAAGCTATCGCCTTTCTTTACATTGCACGGACCACAAGCAGTAACACTGTTTTCCCATGTTAGTCTTCCACCTTTTGACTTTGGAATAACATGATCAATTGTTAAGTCAGCATAAGCAAACCTATCGCCACAGTATTGGCAACAGTATTTGTCTCTGACATATAAATTTCTACGAGTGAATTTTGCTTTGGAGGGTTGTTTGTGATAAGTGTTAAGCATAATAATGCTTGGGTATGGAATAGTTACTCTCGGTGACCGGAGAAACTCATCATCATAATTTTTAATTACATGTACTTTTTGTGACCACATGGCCTTGATTGCATCTTGCCAACTAACTGTGCTAAGTGGCATTTGTGATAATGGTTGCCCATCAGCATTAAGTAGTAAAACGCTTTTATTCAAGATAAAAATTCCTTGTATTATATTAGTATTTAAATATTTATGCAGTGAGTTAACTGAGTTGTTTAACTAGTAATTGTTTTCTACTTTCAGTCATGTTAGGTAAAAATCTTTTTGTTTCAGCATAATAAACATATTCGGCTTGATTTGATTGTAAATCAGATAGTTGCTTGTTACTGTATTCTTTAACAAGTGTTTGTATTCCTTGTTGCTTAATAAGTGTTCTACTTTTAGTTGCTCCGTAATCTCCAAGCATTAGTATTTTTGCTTCTGCTTGTCTCGATAATCTGTTTGCGCCGCTAATTGTTAAAGCAGTAGCGACATGATCCCATTTGCCGTCAATAATAAATTGTTGTAGTTCAAATTTTCTATTTTCAGTACCAACAAATCTAAACGAACCGGTATCTGTGTATAGACCTAGCATAGAATCGTATTGTGATTGTGTTAATGAAGTTAATGGAAATAACTTTTTAAATCTTTTTTCTTTATCTTTAAAATCTTCTATCCAAACAATATAAGCATCTTGTTCTGTTATTCCTGATCCACCTAAGCCAGTTTTTGATTTATATCCTATCATGGAATTTTTTTCATATCCAAGCCATTCAGTAGTTCTAAGTTTTAAGTTTATTAATTTGTCACTTGCTTCTAGTTGCGACAATGGTATCTGTGTGCTTGTTGCAACACTATCTAAAACTTTAAATAGAGAATAGTCTATTAGGTTTTTATTATTAACAGTTGATTGTAAATTAAACGATTGCATTATACAGTATTACCCTTACCAGCAGTGAACGTTTCTTCGACTGCACTAACACCCTTCCAAGGATGATGTTCTGGAACTCTACTAGCTACACTAGTTTTTACGTTATCATTTGGTGTTTGATTTTGTACTGTAGTTTTTGTAGCAGATTCTGGCTGTGGTCCGTTCATGTCTATCTTGGCGCCTTTGATAACTTGATTACCCCTTACTAATAAATGATAATTTGCTTTTGATTCTATGTGCATAGATAGTTCACTAAAAATATCTATCCCACCACTTGTTGTTTCTAATTTTATTCCATCGCCGCCTGAACTTTTTATGTTAACTCCAATTTCGGCTTCCATGTTAATACTACCTTTAGCGTGTACATTATAGTCGCCTTCAGTGTGCATGCTTATGCCTGCTTTACTATAAACATCTACATGTCCAGAAGCATCCATTTCAACCCAAGCATCGCCTGATTGATTTGTAACGAAAACAAATCCATTACTATCATCCATTAAAATCTGAGCGCCGCTTCTAGTTCTCAATCTAATATTGTTACTAGCACCACTGTCATCACCGTCGTCCATTGACAGTACATGTCCTTGGCGTGTCGTAATTCCAAATACCTTACTAGGTGATTCTCTTCTTGCACTACTTTGACTATGTCCTCTAACATAGTCAACACTTAGGCCTTGTTGATTTAATACTGACTGGAAGTATTCATCTAGTGGTTTTGTGTCTGCATCATTTTTATCTCTTGGATTTTTCTCAGCACCAATTGGTCCTAGGCTAGTTTCGCCGTCTGCATATATTGGTCCGCTTGCTCTTCCGCCCATCATAGCATTTCTATCTTTTGAGATCAATGAACCCATTACAACACCATTTTCGTGACTGGTTGTATATGCAACAATAACATTTGATCCTAGTTCTGGTGGCTGTGGCCACATTCCATAACTAAGCGGTGCTTCTGCTTCATTTTGTTCATCTGCTCCACTATCATTGACTTTTGAGTGGCCGCCGTATGGTACTGCTAATAGGCAAATTCGATCATTATCCTTTGCACCAAATTCAGATATACGCACAGTTATTCTGCCAGTATATAAACTGTCTTTATTATCTATAACTTCGCCTATGTATATTCCGCTGAGATTATTAACACCTACTCCACTGCTTTGTTTGCCTCTACTTGAAACATGCACACCGTCGTGCTTTATTAGTCCTGCCATTTTTAACCTCCGCCTTTTTCTGATAAATCTATTAGTTTATTTAAAACCAATGCTGTATTTGTTGTAACATCCTTGTAACCACTTAATGATTGTGTAAAACGTCCACCTTGAAATCTACTTTCAATTTTTGTTAATTTATATATTCCAGATGAAACAATATCAACTGGTCCTTTTGTTTGCTCGGTGAGCAACTTATCTGCATTGGGATTGTATTGTACAAAACTTATCAATGCATCGCGTGTACTATAATCTGGTGTTTGTAGTTTTCCTTTGATAGTTGCTTGCATATTTCCCATCCAGTACGGATCACCTTTAATTTCTAAATCAAACTGATAAGCATCAAATTCACGCTTTGCCATTTGTGATGCCCTAGAGGATATCGCTGCAATATTATTTTTACTAATTTCATTTACTTGTGCATTATCTGCCGAATCTGCTTTTGCAGTTCCACCTACTACTAAATTATTAAATCCAGATGAAATAGAACCTTGTGGTATATCTTCTAAATAAGGAGACGTTAATTCTGTGCTAACAAATTGTTCTTCACCATCTGCATCTTTTCCGTTTCTGTATACTCCAGAAGCAGGAGTGTCAACTACTACATACAATCCCTCTAAATCAATTTGATAATTTATTACTTCTGTATTTAATCCAGAATATAAAAACGTATATGATTTTTCAATAGGTAATGAATTAATTTTTGATGTTTGAAAGGATGCATCCTTAAATTGTTTATTGTGTTCAGCTATACTTAGATTTGGCGTACTAGTACTTATTCCTATTTTAATATGATATGTAATTAGTATTGGCTCTAAATTAGCATAGTACTTTCTTGGTGCACGTGGAGGATATGCATATATTGGATCTACTGTAATATACGGAGTAAGGCCTTCTTCTTGTGACTTTATAACATAATTTTGCCAAGGTATACAATTCTTTTCAATCAACTCTGCAATGCTCATTGATAGATTTGTTTCTCTTTCTATTGTTACATCAAATGAATTTACATCTGAAAACGAACGTGGACCGCCACTTCCATCTGCTTCACCCCATGCATTATATTTTAAATCAAAACTATCTAATTTTGCTGTAATTGTATTAGGACGTGATACTATTCTTGATGATTTATCAAATACAATTTTTATTTGCTTAGGAGGAGGAGTACCTTCTTTATAGTCTTTTGGATTCATTCCATCTATGATTCCAGTATTATATGCCTTTTCTAAACCTTCAGCAAAATCTTTTACTGTAGTTACAGATTTTATTGTTATCGGTGTATCAGTGACACTTTCAGTTTGTGCATGTTTGATTATCGACCATGCAACTATATTATAGCGTGTTCCTTCTGGACCAGTTGTACTTCTAATTTGATTTAATTTTACTGGATATAAAAATGTTCCTGGATATATTGTTGAGCCGCCTGTTGCTGCATCTCTTCCTAGAAATTCTAGTTTTAAAATATAATTCTGAGAATGTAAACTTGCTGGCTTGTTTAATACTATACCTGCTTTAAGCGCCTTGTCTAAAAACGTAAAACCCAATGTCTCAAATAAATCAAATTGTATTATTCCAGGAGTTGTATTACCGTGACGTTGTCCAGGTGTAACAACTGATATACATGCAAAGTTGTCTATAGAAAATTCCGTTGTCTCTCCTGTCTTAGCAATAATAAATGCTTTCTTGCTATTAAGCAATGCGTCATCATTTCCTAGTGAGCTTGGATTGTTAAAAGTTTCGTTATCAACTATGTATAACGTCCACCTATAAGTTGGGCTATCAACAGTACTTAACCAGTTTGGTGTAATTATATCACTTACAGTAGCTATGCTACTAGAACTGCTTTCTGCTGCTGCCTCACTTGTATCAATTTCATCTGTGTTGTTTTCTGCTTCACTATATAAATTTGGGTTATGGTCTGTGTCTTGTTCGGAAAATGTAATATCTGACTCTGGTGTTCCGTTTGCTAAAGCCACACCATTTTTAATTACGTTATCTGTGTATTTTCCATCAGCGCCAACAGTACCACCTTCCATATTTGTCATGGACTTTACCAAGTCTGCGGTTAGTTGTGGATTATCTCTTAGTGATCCTAGATCAGCATATGGATCAACGCCCAAATCATTTGCTACTTTGCTTATGTATGCATCCGTAGGATTTTCACCTGGTGGTGCCCATTGTGAAACAATAGACGCTACTGAATTAT